CGCATCGGTTCTGCCATTGCCATTGCCCGACTTCCTGCTTCTGGACCAGTCTTGTGCTGGCATCCGCAGTCCTCCTTACATTTCTTGTGCATAGTAGTAGCGCGTTTGAACTGACCGATCTTATTCAGCTCACCACCTGCCTTGCATAGTTCGCAGATCATTCCTTTTCCTTATTATTAAATGCAGTAACTAATCTAATTATATCTGTAGCCACTTCAAATGAGTCTCCTCCACCCATAATAAGTTTTGAAACATCAGATACTAGACCTGCGTTTACTAATAGAGTAGGACTATCTGATCCTTCTTGCCAAGTTTCTGTTGTAGTTATTATTCCCTCTGGTACTGGTGTCATTGCTTCTCCTTTAGCCATTGTGTTAGGTCTTGGATTACCCAAGCCTTATCTATTCCTGCGTTTCTTCTCTTGAATAAAACATAACTAAGAGGCTGACTAATACCGCGATGCTTAGAATAATTAGCAGCTTCTTTTTGTGCTTCATCCCAGAACTCCTTTAAGTTTAACTTCTGTGTATTCTTTAATTCAAAGATAAAGGTTTCACCGGCAACTATAACTACTAGATCACCCTCATCTTCCTCTCCTGCTAGGCGTAGCCTCTCAGCTAACACACCCATCTTTCTAAACCACCTCATTACATCTGTCTCAAACTTAGCGCCTTTAGTCTTATTGTATTTAGCTGACACCTAGTATGGCATCCCTTCTATACATTCTGCCCATTGGATCTGAATCATTAATTTGACAGACCTTATAACTTACAAACAAACCGATATGATCAGAGCCATCTGCTGTATGTGGACCAAACCTATTCTTAACTGCTGCCACCTTGAGTATTGAGTTATGTGGATCAAAACCAAGTGTAATAATTAAGGCAGGTAATTGAGATACCTTACCGTGAATAGCCCTACGAGCAGGTGGTTCTGTTGTCTTGCCATACTCACTCTGTTCGCTGACGTGGTGTAGTACTAGCACACAGGCTTCAGTCTTACGAGCCATATCGTGGAACTCCACCATAATAGCTCTTAGTCCTGCCCATTCATTATCAGATTCAGATACCACATTCATTAGGTTATCTACCACGATCAACTCTGGTGGAATACCAAAGAGTTCAACATATGCTTTAATCTCTAACTCAATATCATCTAACGATGGTGATGAGTCAAAGACAAACTGTATGCTTTCCATCTCTGATAAATACTTATCGTAGTAATGACGGTTACTAAGTAAGTTGCTTTCCACCAAGAGCTGTTCGTGTCCTGATAAGTGAGAGGCTGCTCTCATCATCACAGTTGCGGTGTCGGTATCGGCTGAGAAGAATAAGGTTGGAACTTTTGCTTTAACTGCATAGATAAGAGCAAACATACTCTTACCAGCATTGGGTGCAGCAGCAACCATACATACCTGACCTCTACGGAATTTAATCTGCTTGTTAGCAAGAGCAATCCATACGTCAGGTAGTGGTGTTGCATTGGTATTGCTACCTCGCCACGCCCTATTTAAATTAAGCAACTAAATTATCCTTCACCTTTATATTAAGTTTTCTTCTTATTCGCATACGTTCTCTAGGAGAAGTTGCACCCCAGACTCCAAACCGTTCATAGTTTAGAGCCCATTCAAAACATTCTGCTAAGTGTGGACATCTTTTACATATCCTTTTTGCAGATTCAGCTTGTGCTTGTTCTCCGTTATTAGGGAAGAAAAGTTCTGTATCTATCTCAGAACATAACGGGTTCTCAAACTTAGTGGGAACCCGCACAGGTTATTTAACCCAGACGGTATCGCACTTGTCTGGCGCACCTTTAGGTGCAGCACACATCCAACCTTTCCAAGGACCCTTCTGACCTACACCTGAGCGAAATGCCATTGCCCCGTGCTTACAGTCAGGGTTAGAAGTATCTGTTACAGCCGATCCGCCTAATGCTTTCTTAGCATATGCGATTGCGCCACCACCTGATGATGCTGTTGCACCAAGTGCGGTAGCAGTTGTTGTGATTAATGTTGATAGATCAGATAGTGAAGTTAGAGATGCCTCTAGTTCAGCCTGACTAGTTGCGTAAATATTTAATAGAGTTCCATCAGCTAACTTGTAGTTGACTTGGAACTTTGTGCTTTCCGGTGCAGCCATTACTTACCTCCAGTATGTTTGACAGTTAATCTTACTGATTCCTGTCCTTGTTTTTTTGGTACAAAGCCTAGAAGTTTCTCAACCTCTTCGGCATCTACTTGACTACGACCCGCAGTAGTACTCCATATAATGGATACACCACTGTTTGTCTGCCCAGTAAATCCTTCTAGTGCAGTCCTTACGGACTCCTTCTCTTCTGTTAATTCTTTTATTTTACTATCTAATTGCAAGTACTTCAAGGCTGAAGAATCCAATTCAGGATTATCTATATATACAACATCATCCTTGATAAGTCCTTTTTTTATTCCAGTACACCCCATTACACCTGACTCATCAAAGTACTTACAGTATGACTTGCAATAGTTTTGATCTCGCTCTGGTGCTGGTGGTTCTGCACTCTCTTTAATTGCAGCAAGCCAGTTAAGAGCTTCCTCTGCTAAAGCAGGATCATATGCTTCAGAGTGGACTTTAATATCTCGCTCATCACCATCACGGGCGATGGCTACAAGATTAACAGTTCTGGGTGTCCCCTTTCCAGACTTGTCAAGCAAGTAGCCATAGACCTGTACTTGCCATCGCTGTTGTAGTGATGGGAAATAGGATAGGTTCTTAATCTTTACAGTCTTCCAATCTATAACATCACCTGTCTCAGGTATGAATAGATCTATATGTGCTTTCATTCCGTTGTACTCAACTGCTGTCTCAACTAAATACTTTTTACCTTTTGGATCTAAGGTTGTAATGGCATCTTCAATAGCGGCGTGGATAGCTGTACCCATAATTGCTGCAAGTTTCATCTCATTATCATTAGTCTCAGGTTGATCGTTAAGACGATACCAAACCTTACGCCGACAACCACCCAACTCTGATGGTCCTACCTGGGTCTGCTTAGACCTAGCCCTGCCAGCATCCTTAGCTCGCAGAACCTCTAATAATAATTCTTTAGGATCGCTCACTAGTTCCTTGTCTAAGCGCTACTGCATAAGTTGGATAGCGCTTGTTTAAACCTTTTCTTATCTGCTTAGCAGAAGTCTTATATATTAGATACATAAACTTGAAATACATTATAGCCCCCATTTAATAAAGCACTCTAGAATAAACTTGTACATCTCTAAGTCTAATAGATACCACTGTAATTGCCAATAGATCTCACTCATTTATTATCCTTACTTAGTAAATTGTGTTTTGATACTAGGCGTTCCACCACACCATACGTTGTATGCTATAGCAATATTGACAGCCTTCTTTGCAGCACTCGTTGCTTTTGTATGGGTTTTAGTTTCAGCATCCATTGCTACTAGAGCACCTAGAGCTAACCCACCACCTGAGCCTATGCCGTACAGACCTCTGTCATCTCGCATATACCCATAGTCATCACTAAGTTGGAATAACTTTCCATTAAAGCAAAGTAAAGCATCCCAGCCTGAGTCATCATCATTCTTAGTTTTAGGCGCAGGATCATAACCTGCATCAGTTAGTGTTTGTTTTATAGATGGTAATACCCTGATCATCACAAACCTATCAGGATCTTGTGTCTTAATTACTTTAGGTGGTTGCCATAAGTTATTAAGAATATCTCCAGCCAGTGCATCACCGGCAACTGCAATTAAATACTCGTTGACCTTAACTATTTTGTCGTAACCTTTAGCTATGTAAGGTCTATCGGTATAGGTAGTCATTGAGTCTGCTGCAAGCACAGCCCAACCCTTACCTTGTATACCAACAATTGCCGTCATAATTGCCTTCCTTTATCTTAGGTAAATAATAACACCAACCACTGACAAGTATCAGGATGTAAGTGCGACACGCCGCGAAAGTGGATTACATCTTTTACTAGGCAGAGTATGTGTACAATATGAGCCGAAGGCGAATTACTGCACGGGCAACGCTTTGTGCGTTGCGACTGTTCGGTCTGTATGTTCCGTCTACCAACCCTGCGAAGAAATAAGCAGAAGCTACCAGAGACTCTACCACCTAAATTTGGTACAGATCTTAGATCTCTCGGTCCACTACACGCTTGTCCTTGTGGCTCTAAAGTATTTTCTATCCTAGCTACCTTTGATGAGTATGAGATATCCTGGTATATGTTAGATGCTAGTTGTGCTAACTGTGGCAACCTTGTAATTGTGCCTTGTCCAATAGATGATCCCAGTAAATAGGCATAAAAAAAGAAGCCACCCCGTTTAAAGGGTGGCCTCTGTATAGCCTCGCAGTAAAGTTAATTACTCAGAGCCTCTACCAAATTCTGTAGCTGATGGATCTAGCCACTTCAATAATGGTCCTGCTAGACCTGCTAATGCTGCTGAACCTAATTGCTTAGGATCTGTGATTCCACTTATATACAGTGCAACTACTGCTGCGGCTGCTGCTCGGAACCAACTTAGTGCTGCTTGCTTGAACGATGGGTTCATTTTTTCTCCTTCTACTTTATCTTGCTATGCACCTTGCAACAGGTACATACTGGGACTTTATATGCTTTCTTTGCTGGTGTAGTCATAACCGAGGCAATCAAAGTATTGATCGCTTTAGGTTGATTCATCCACCAGAACCAAGGTGATGTGTCATTTGCTGACCCATCATTTATAGAAATATGTAAATGTTTATTATGTTGATTACTACCGGTATAGGTACGGTTACCCTCTTTAGCCTTTTCTTTAGACCAGATCTTTCCCTGAAATATTAGGTACTTAACTCTTGCATCTTCTTTTAACTTCTCAAATATCTCTACGCAATCCACACCATTCTTAGGATCGTGAGTTAAATCAACTGCTAATCCGGTATTGTGATCTGAGTTAGGACTTTGTTTAATGTGTGCCGATGAAGGCAATAGCCCGTCTGACAGCTTCTTGCGCTTCGGATATAAGGCTGTTGCTTGGCGTAACACAGCTATTGCAGCAGGAGTTGCCCTCTTTGCAAGTAGTTTCATTTGACATCCTCATCTCTTTTCTTACTCTTTAGCCCATTGGCAGATACGATTCCTGCAAGAGTTCCAGTAAGGAACACACACAGGGTTGATACTAAATCAATAGCAGCTTTATCATTTGGTGCTTGTTCACCTAAAGGTTGTGTAATAAATAAGAACGCATACAGTAAAGAAAATACTGAACCAGCAAATACAATTGCTAGAATAATTCCGATAGCAACTATTAATCTAGCGTGTAACTCTTCA